AGGTCTGCCACTTCTCACCTTCAAGACCTCTCTTTACTAATGTCACAAAGCCTACGTCAAAGATAGCCATGAATGTCTCAGGGTCACACTCCACTTGTAGTGTAGCACTACCATCCTCGTGTTCTTCTATGTCTGTTACTTTAATTTCACTCATCATTCATTCTCCATTAATTCTTTCCACGACACAGGGAATAAAGGTTCTATAATTTCATCTATCTGCATAGCTACCTCTCTTGTTTCTTGTTGTGTGTCAGACTTAAGACGAAGCTTACACATGTCAGCAAATGCATCTAAGCTACCTGACCAGTGCCACTCAGTCATCATGCTCTGTGGTAGTACCATACGTGCTTGCTCAGGGCAAACACCAGCTTTAAGTAAACCTTCGTAAGCATCTCTACAAGCATACATAGCTCTACCAACTGGCACACTACCTCTGACTTCCACGACACCAGCAGACCCTTGCTTCTTGTCAGCACTACGTCCTCTCCATTTTTTAGGTGTAAAGAACTCAACTTCACTGTCAACATAACGACGAGATATTTCATTCCAACGCAGGAATTTATGCTTGACTAGCTGCCTAGCTACGAAGACAGGAGCACGTACATGACAAGAAATAAAGCAATGCCCGAAAGGAGAAGTATGCCTATGCCTTGCAAGGTAGTGAATAAGTTTTCTATCACGTTCAGAAAGGTGTTGCTTAAAACTGTAAGCATCTGATTCTTCATAATCCCACTCACTCTTGTTACCAAAGGATACTCTGGCTGCATTGACAACTGAAAGGTCATTACCCATATGTCCTATATAAGTTGCCTTAATCAAAACGGTGGTTCTCCATTCTCATCTAACTCTGGCATCTTAAATGATAAGTCTCTTACAACTTTGTCATCTAAGTCTTGGTCAAGAGACCGAGGTTCAACTACCCCGATCTCCTGAAGGAACACCTCTAGTTCCCTGTTCATACTACCAACGATCCTCAGCTAACTCTGACTCTTGTACTGGTACATGCTCAATCACACCGATCTTCTCTAGGCGAACAGATGCTGTCGATCCTTCGCCATAGATAGAGATCTTGACAAGGGCTTTTGTACCATCACCCAAGCCACCATCTTCGATGTAGTCCCATGGTGTATTGGTCTTACCCTTAGTTACAGATGGTGCTCCACCGAAGTCTTCGATACCTGATGGGTGTACGTTAGGACGTTTAAGTTTCATACCCTTACGATCACCAGCAACTGACCACTCCTTGATCATCTTGTTACCCATTGATACCTCAGGGAAACCTAAGTCAACCATCTTGTTTAACTCTGCGTCATCCTTAGGGACAAAGACAGTGTTGAACTGACCACTTGTTTTCTCATGATACTCATGGTCATCCATGTTATCTGTGAATACACGGGCATAGTATAGTTGACCTTCGAATACACCGTATTTAGTTTTAGCCATTGCTATCTCCTTTGGCTGTTGAGTTGTTTATTATATAGATTATTGATTGAATTGTCAAGACAAAAATTATAGGAAGTATAGCTACTATCCATTCCATCAGTGAGTATCCTTCCAGTTCTTACCTATGTCAGTTGATCCAGCTAACGGACATATCATACCAAATTTCACACCAGTGTCAACAATACTCTGTCTTTGGATTGTTCCTAGTTCCTCAGCTGTTGCATAATCGCCACAGACTTCTGTCTGCCATTCATCATGGGGCCATGTGACAAGCTTGAAGTCTATACCTTTCTGTCTAGCCTGAGATACCCATTGCAAGGCTGAGTGTTTCATGATGACTGACTCACCGTTCTGCAGCATACCTGCTAGTGTCTTGTGCTCAGAAGGGACAGGAACCTTACGTCCATCTAAACCCCTGAACCATTTACGTTCAGCTATGTGAGGTATGACCTTCTTTTTTAGATCAGCAAGTCCTTGAATTGATTCCATAAAGTTATCGACAGCTTGACTGGCTTCTCTGTGGCTGACCTTTAGGATCTGTGAGATTTTACCTGTGCCAGCACCTAGCAAGAAGGCATAGATGAATGTCTTAGCCATGTCTCTTGTTACATGTGACATACCCAGAGCCTTACGGTTTACGTTATGGATGTCTGTCTCATCCTCTTTCTTTCCTGACACAATCGCATGGACATACTCATCTGACTTCATAAGGTGAGCTAAGATACGCAGCTGGATACCCTCAGCATCTGTGCCTACTAGATAGCTGCCCTCAGGCACTGACCACAATGCCCTGAACTGTCCATCATACTTGTCCTTCACTTCATCTACGGCTGACTTAGGTGTACCATGAAACTCAGCTGGGATGTTAGCTTGATTAGGTGCTCTGTGTGCCATGCGTCCTGTCCATGCACCTATCCCTTGGAACTTACCATGAATACGTGAATCGTCACCACAGTGTCCTAGCCACTCCACCAGTGAGCTTCTGCGTCCTTCAAGTGTCAACCACTCAGTCAGACGTTTGCCTCCTGCAGGGGCTGTCTCAGGGAGTGTGCTAAGGTTTGCCTCAGATAAGGTCCACCCGTACCTAGCAAACTTAGCCCCTCTATCTACGGTTTTGTTCTCTGTCATATTCTATATGCCCCTTGGTTTTGTCTGTTGGTTTCCAGCCAGCTTGCCATAGTCTTTCAATACGCATCTTAGGTGACGATGGTTTGAACTCTACCCAATCATAGCAGATAAGATTAGGTGGGTAGGTAGACTTGTCAACTTCTGTCTTCGGGTATTTCTCTTTAGCCTTGACAACATTAGCCATCAATGAGCCATCTTGTTTCTTACGATAGATAATCCTATTGACTTCCTCTAGTTTGGGTGGAAAGTCATGTTGGAATCCTTCTTCTAATTCACACATGCGTAGCTCTATCTCATCCAGAAGATGTTCAGCTTTATCTTTCTCGAAATAGAAACCATTCTTTGTCATCTCTTCACACAGGATCTGTATGTCATGCTCACATCTAATAGCATCTTGCCACATTGGGTTACTGATAACACTTAAGAACCTCTTATAGATCTTAACTGTGACAGCTACATCCTGATGACAATAGTCGATCATCTCTTGGGTGAGCACTGAGAAATCCTTGAAGTCCATCTTGAAATCACTAAGCCGTTTACCCCATGCCTTAAGACTATGACCACCTTCTAAGTCGTATTGGATAAGGCGAGACAGAATAAGAGTATCGAGAACCATAGTAGGATCAATGCAATCCTCTTTGACCAGTCGATTAATAACACCGACATCAAAGCCAATGCCATTGTGGAAAACAAAAGTATGTATTGTGCGACAATATTCAATGAACCTCTCCCTTTCCTCAGGTATCCTGTCAACATTGAGGAACTGTTCTGTTTCCCCTGTGTTGACATCTTGAGCACAGATAACCCAGATCCTTGTGGCATCTAATGCATCTGTCTCTATGTCCATAGCTACAATCTTATCAGTCATCATCACCATCACCCATCAACCCCGTTGTCATCAATATAACTGTCCAAGGCCATATCAAAGAGAACATCATTGTCCTTACCTTACTCCTTTCCTCATCTGGTATATCCTGTAAGTAAAACACTGTGAGTACATGATAGTAGTGCAAGATCATCCCTAAGAAGTAGACCACCGCACTAAATGTAGGCCAGAAATCAATATGTTGCATACTTTTCCTTAAGTGTAAAGGATGCTGGGTCAAACGATAGCTGACCTGCGTATCCTGTGGGGCCAACGGGTCTGTTCTTTGTGACCAGTAGGCGTGTTGTGTTTCTCTCATCTGCGTCTTCTGACATCTTGTCACGTTGTAATTCTACAACCACTGATGCCCTTTGCTCGATCATGCGGCAGTATTTGACAGCCCCGTCATCATTGGTATGTCCGATAGTGATGATGCCTACCCCTAACTCAGCTGCTAACTTAGATAGTCTGACAGATAAGTCAGCTAAGAATTGTTCTTTGCTTTCATCCCCTGCCATGTTAGCTGCGATGTCTTGGATAGGTTCGAAGAATACATATCGGACACCACAAGCTTGAGAAAGATACCTTATGTGTCCCAGTATGTCAAGGGGATCGTCCTCATCATTAAGGAAGAATTGGTATAGTCTCTCATCCTTTGTTATATCTACGATAGCCCTTTGTACTTCTTCTTCTGCTTGCTCTTGTTCTATTAGATCCTTTCGGGTAAGGTTCTTGTTACTATAGTATGACACAAGACCAAGCAGACTACGTAGCTTTGTCTCTTCCATGTGCCATGCAGCTATAGAAATCTCAGGGTAATTCTTTAGGATGTGATACTCTAGGTATCTCATGAACTCTGTCTTGCCTATACCTGTCTGTGCCTTGAACAATGTGAAGTGTCCTTGCATTAGGCCCATGCATAGATCATCGAAGTCCTGTATGCCTGTCTCAACATAGACATGGTTCTCTGACGTATTGAATAACTTAAGGAACTGATCAGGGGTATTCAGTATGTTCTCAGGTGTGTACTTCTTGGCGTTGTACCATGCATGATAGAACTCATTCCTTGCACCTGCCTCAAGGAACTCATTGGCATCCTTGTATTTGTCATGCTGTACCCTGTAGACCTTATTAGGGAATAGGTTAGCTATGCGTTGAGCTACAGCATTCCCTTGGTCATCATGTTCTATTGACAAGATAATCTTATCGAATGATTTGAGCCACTCCGTTACGTTAGCCCATAACTTATTGCTAGGGGTGGCTGATGGTAGTGACACAAAGGCTGAACCATACTTAGGGTTCTTACACATCTGATAGGCTGACATGGCATCTAGCTCACCCTCAGTTATGGTGACAATCTTTCCTGATCCTGCATTCCACAGGTTCATTCCGAATAGCTCATCTGTCTTCAGGTTCTTAGCTCTGAACTCCTTAGGGAAGAACCTTGTCTTGATACCGCCTGATGGATAGGGGTAGTCCTGCTTTATCTCTTTTCCTTGGCTATCCAAGAATGTCTTGACCCCAAAGAACTCCATGGTTTCCTTGCTGATACTTCTGACACTACGATAGACAGGGGTCAGCACTTCTGTTGGGACAGGTCTTATCTGTTCTTGCTCTGGCATTTCCCAGTCATCCTTTTCTTCTTGGTTGAACCTATATTTTCTCTCGCATGAATGACACCTGCCAGCCATGCTTTCTGTGTTGTAGCTGAACGCATCTGAGCTACCGCAGTCCTCATAGGGACAAGGCTGGTGGCTTACCCATGTCATACCCATACTTCTCCTTCTACTACCTCATCCCAGTATTTCTGGTTCAATAGCTCCATTATAGTCTGATGCTGCCTCTTTGTCAAGACTGTAGGGTCATGTCTGTTTCCTTCCCCGTCGAATACATCTAAGATCCTGATCATTGGGTTGGCTATAATGTCTAATTCGTATGGCAAGTCTGACCATCTTTCTAGTTTAAACTCACCCTCTTGTACTACTTCACTAAGCACTTCGAACTCTTGGTCCCCTATGCTGAAATAAATGCTGTCCTCTTGCATGATATTTTCCTCTTGACAAGTCATGGTTTACTTTGTATAATAAGGCTGTCCGTTAGGGCAGGATATATATGTATATACTCTAGTCAGGACTGTAAGTCAAGTCCCCTTTCTGACATATTTCTATATAATATTCTTCTTCTATTTTCTCTTGGTCCTCATCTGGATCTAGCCATTCAGCATCAATTATGGCATCACTCTCCGTATATTGTCCATACTGTGGGGACCATTTCTTTTTCTTACTTATCATTTTTCTTTTCCTTTCTGGTGATCCAATAGGACCAGCTATTACTACAATGATCGACGCCTAAAACTTTGTCAATATAAAAGACTAGGTTCTTTCTCTTTTCTCTTTTCCATTGCCAATTCCTAGCACTAAACGTCTGGTTACTTGGTCCCCCCAGTGCCACATTGAGCAGCACTGAGAGAGCTATCAAAAACCTTTTGACATACTTGCCCATGGTCATCCTGCAAAGTGTCGCAGCTGTCGCACTGATTTTCTGTTACGTTTTGTTTCAAAGTAAACAGTGCGTTTCCCTAGGTGCAAGGCTGTGGTGCATTTACCTTTCTGGAAACCTAGGCCACGGCTTAGTCCTTTCCGTTTCCGTGTTAGTCCCTTGATACCTAGGAAGTTAAAACGAAAACCTTTTGTCCCGTCATTCAATTCTTTTGTTGCTAGTAATACAAACATTTGTTTTCCTTTCTGTGTTTGTCTATGGTTAAACTTAAGCATGTTTCTTTTTTGTTGTCAACCCCTAATTTATTCTTTTATTGGTGATCCAGTCCATGATTTAATAGAAAACCAGTCTATTCCGTTACCGAAATTTTCTGCTATCCAATCGGAAACAGCCCAATATTCTGCAGCATCCCTAGATAAATCATCCCATATCCATAGGCATCTAATATCCTTGACAGATAGATCTACTTCCTTACCAGTCAAACGGTTACGGATTACAATATCTGCATCTACTAAAATGTTTGTGTGTGACATAGTTTTAACCTCCCATCAATATTTTTTTCAATTCTTTAACAGACCAGCCCGAACGTCCAGACAATTCTCTCAATGTCATATTAAAGTTTTGGTCATATTCACAAATGACGTCATCAATATCCCATTTACGTTTTGCCCCACATGTTGCGCCATGCTCGTTATACTCTATTTTCATACTCTTTTTCCTTTTCCTAGGTGTTTATCTAGTGACACTATGAACCAGTGCCACAGATAAAGCAACCCCT